TTGAGGTGGGTGGCCGCCATCGAACGATACGACCGTCGTTCATGGCTGCATCGGCCCGTCATTGAGGCCCTAGAAACCTCGCTGACGGCCTTCGTTGTCTCCAGTGGCCGCTTCTGCGTGTCCCGTCTGAGGGGTGCGTCCACGGTCTGGCCGAAGGAATGCGGATGGCTGGCGAGGGAGGCCCGAGGGACAAGCTCGGGGGCTCACCAGTCCCGCATTGCCGACTGTTTCAGATTCGCAAGTCTGAGTCCCCGTGCAGGCTGAGACTGTGAACAACTCAGCGGGCACCGCGCGGATTGACCTCGGAATACCGCGCCGCCCATACAGCGCCCTCGGCTTCGGTCGGGGGCGTTTTCATTTCGGAGGCTGGCGATGCTGCTCTTTGCCGCTGGCTTCATGGCAGGTCTAGCCCTCGCCTGCTTCGCCATCATGGCTTTCGTCTATGTGGCGCTGCGGGAATGGGCGGAATGATCCTCTACGCCCTCATCGTCCCCATCGGCACAGCCCTCACGCTGGCAATCATGGATTGGCTGTCATGACGATTGAATACCGCCCCACCAGCGATTTCCCTTTCTGGGTCGTGAGGGAAGACGGCGCTATCGTGTGCGCGTGTCCGACCGAGGACGCTGCAAAGCGGGTTATCCTGGGTCGGAAGTTCGAGCCGTATCCGAACGATCCGGGTTTCATGGTGGCGTGATGGCCGAGCGTGGGCGCAAGCCTGGTTTCACGATGTCTCACGAGCACCGGGCTAAAATCCAAAAAAGCAATGTTCTTAACGCCCTCATCGAACACGCCGAGGGACGGCGCGAAATGAGTGCTTCGCAAGTCACCGCTGGCCTTGGGCTGCTGAAGAAGGCGCTTCCTGACCTGTCAACAGTGACATTGCAGGGCGATGAAAACGGCGGGCCTCTCGTCCTCAAGTGGGAGGACTGATGCAGGTCGTCCGGGTTCCCTACAAGCCTCGGGACCTGTTCAAGACCTACCACAAGAGAACGCAACGCTGGTCCAAGGTCGTGGCGCATCGTCGCTTCGGCAAGACGGTTGGAACGGTCAATGACCTGATCCGCCGCGCTGCCATGAATGACCGGAAGTTCCCGCCGCCGAGGTATGGCTACATCGCGCCGACCTATCGCCAGGCGAAGGACGTGGCGTGGTCCTATCTGAAGCACTACACGGCAGGCATTCCGGGCGTGGAGCAGAAGGAAAGCGAACTGACGGTTGTCTTCCCCACCGGGCAGACGATCAAGCTGTACGGCGCAGACAACTACGATGCGATGCGCGGCCTCTATTTCGATGGGGTCGTGATCGACGAGCCGGCAGACATAGACCCGAGGGCATGGCCTGAGGTCATCCGCCCGACGCTTTCGGACTATGCGGGCTGGGCAACCTTTGTCGGCACTCCGAAGGGCCGCAACTGGTTTTACAAGATCGGCAGGGACGACGCCGGCAAGCTCTATGACGACTGGTTCCACCTGACGCTGCGGGCATCCGAAACGGGCGTTCTGGCTGAGACGGAACTGAATGACGCCAAGCGCACCCTGACGCCGGAGCAGTTTGAACAGGAATACGAGTGCTCCTTTGAGGCCGCTGTGGTCGGTGCCTACTACGGGCGGCAGATGGCAGAGGTCGAGAAGGACAGGCGCATTTGCTCCGTCCCCTACGATCCGATGGCCCGCGTCTGGACGGCCTGGGATTTGGGCATGGATGACGCGACGGCGATCTGGTTCATGCAGGGCGTTGGGCGGGAAGTCCACGCCATCGACTATTACGAAGCGACGGGCATGGACCTGGCGCATTACGTGCAGATGATCCAGCGCAAGCCTTATGTCTATGGCGGGCACATCCTGCCCCATGACGTGAGGGCGCGGGAACTTGGAACGGGCAAGAGCCGGGAGGAAGTCCTTCGCGGCCTGGGGCTTGAGATCACGATAGCCAAGGACCACCGGGTAGATGACGGCATCAACGCTGTCCGCCTGATGCTGCCGAGGGTGTGGTTTGACGCTGAGAAGTGCCATCGCGGCATTGAGGCGCTGAAGCTTTATCGCGCCGATTATGACGACAAGAACCAGGTGTTGAAGCCGAAGCCAGTCCACGACTGGTCGTCGCATCCGGCTGACGCCTTCCGATATTTCGCCATGGGTTCAGAGGGCTTCGCCAAGGCTGGCGGCGCACCTGTTCCTGTGTTTCGCCCGAGGAAGGTCGCTTAATGGACACGAGCGAATATTCCTCGAAAATCTCTGCGCTTGTGCAGGACTGCGAGGACTATCGCGACGAGCGGTCGAAGGACCGGCTTGCGGCGATGGAATTCTATGACGGCAACCCCGACGCCATTCCCTATGAGGATGGCCGTTCAAAGGTCGTCTCCCGCGATGTCCGTGCGTCGATCAAGAAAGTTCTCCCTTCAATCGTCCGCACGCTGTTCGGCAACGAGAAGATTGTAGAGTACCAGCCGCGCGGACCAGGGGATGAGCAGGGAGCCGAACAGGCGACCGACTACATCAACGCTGTGGTCCTTCCCGAGGGTGGCGGGACCAAGGTTCTCATTGATGCCGTCTATGACGCTCTGAAGCTTCGTAATGGCGTTCTGAGGTGGTGGGCGGACGAGCGTACCGAGATCGACGTTTCGACGCATACGGGCCTGACAGAGATGGCCTTTGCGCAGCTTGTGTCAGAGCCCGACATCGAAGTTCTGGAGCACAGCGCCGAGCCCACGGCTTTCGAGGTGTTTCATTCGGTCAAGATCAAGCGGACGGTGACGAAGCGCGAAATCCGCTTTGCCGCTGTTCCGCCTGAGCAGTTCCTGATCCATCCCGACGCGACATCGATGGAAGATTCCATCATCGTCGGCCTCAAGACCCGCATCAGGCGTTCTGACCTGATTTCGATGGGGTATGACCCGGAGAAGATCAAGAACCTTCCTGATGCCGAGGACAACATCGGGCAGGACAACGAGGATTTTGAGCGCGAGGACTACAGCCGGATCGGGCGCAACGACGCCTCGATTGATTGGGCCACTCGTGAGGTCGATTATTGGGACCTGTATGTGCGTTGCGACCTTGACGGGGACGGCCTGTCGGAACTTCGCCGCATGGTCTATGCCGGCACGATCACGGATGAGAACATCCTTGAGAACGATTACGCCGATCACGTCCAGTTCTGCGACCTGAAGTGCGAGTATCAGCCGCACCAATGGGAAGGCGTGTCGATTGCCGATGACCTGATCGAAATTCAGCGGGTCAAGACGGTCATTCTCCGTTCGACGCTCGACAACATCTATTGGCAGAACAATCAACAGCCCGTCGTCAAGATGAGCGCGCTTGAAAACCCGGAAGCGGTCTTCGAGCCGACCTTTGGTAAGCCGATCCTGATCAAGGACAACGTGGCATCCATTCGGGACGCGTTCCAGTTCGCGCCTGTTCCGGTGATTGCGCCTCAGGCGTTCCAGATGCTGGAGTATTTCAACCAGGAAGCACAGGACCGCACTGGCGTCTCCGATGCTTCTGCCGGCCTTGCCCCGGATGCCCTTCAGAACATGACGGCGAAAGCCTCTGCGATGATTGAACAGCAGGGGATTGGCCAGACGGAACTGATTGTCAGGAACCTTGCCGAGGGGCTGAAAAGCTTCTTTCGCGGCATTCTCCGGCTGGTGGTCAAGCATCAGGACAAGCCGCGCACCGTCAGGCTTCGTGACGAGTGGGTGGAGTTCGATCCGAGGTCGTGGAACGTCGGCATGGACGTGTCGGTCAACGTTGGTCTGGGCGCAGGAACCCGCGAACGCGATCTGATGATGATGATGTCGATCCTCAACCTTCAGGAGCGCATTGCCGGCGTCATGGGGACCGATAATCCCTTCGTGAAGCCGGAACAGCTATCGAACACGCTTCAGCGCCTTGTGCAGGCTACGGGCCTCAAAAGTCCGGCCATGTATTTCGCGGAGCCCGACCCGCAGGAAGTCGCCCAGATGATGGAGGCGGCCCGCAACAAGCCAAATCCCGAGGTGATGAAGGAACAGGCCCGCGCTCAGGCCCAGATGCAGGTCGAGCAGATGAAGGCGCAGGCCCAGATGGCGATGGAGCGTGAGAAGGTCCAGCTAGACGGCCAGCTTCGCCAGCTTGAGATGGAAGTGCAGCGCGACAAGGAAGCCGCACAGGCTGAAGCTGACCTTCTGATCAAGCAGAAGGAGATGGAGCGCGACGCAGCCAATGCCGAGCGTGAAGCCATCCTTCAGCAGCAGAAGGCCGAACTGGACGCCATGCTGTCGCGTGAGCAGATCGCCTCGAATGAGCGCATTGCACAGGCCAACAACGAGACGAAAATCCTGATCGCTGAGATGCAGCTTCGCATGAAGGCTGCGGAAGTCGAGATCAAGGCCGTGCAGGCTGACGAGGATCGGGAAGCCGCTAAACAGGCAGCCAAAGCCCCTGCGGAGCCCGCTGAATGACACCGCAGGATCGCAAGGCCCTTGCAGAGCAAATCCTGACCAACCCGCTCACGGACCTTGTTCTGTCCGAAATTGAACGAGACGCAGTTGAACGGGGCGTCTTCGCTCCTGCAACCGATCACGAAGCCCGCGCTGCCGCCATGGCAGAGGTCCGGGCCATCCGAGCTTTCCGGCACCACCTCACGGCATCGCTGCGAGACACGGCTGCCCGGAAGGGCGCACCGGCATAAGCCGGGCGCTATCTAAGACCCAAGAGGCACAATGAGCGAAACCGACACCCCGGCCTCGGCTGGGACCGAGAGCGCGCCCCTCATCGAGAACGACACTCCGCAAGGCGCTTCTGATTTCGACCCGTTTGATACGGACACCGAAGATGAAGAGGTCATTGGCGGAACCGAGGATGAGCCAGAAGAGGCTGAGCAGGCAGAAGAGCCCGCAGAAGCCTCAAGCGAGGAACAGGCTGAAGATACCGAAGCCAAAGAGGCCGAGGCCACGAAAGAAGACGATGTTGTTGTCGCGCTTCCTGATGGGTCCAAGGTCGAACTGGCTGAGTTGAAGAAGGGCTACCTTCGCCAGGCTGATTACTCGCGCAAGACGGCTGAGTTAACCAACACTCGCAAGGCCGTCTCTGAGCAGGCAGAGCGAATTTCCCGCATCACGGAAACGCTTGTCGATTCTCTCGCACAGCGATTGCCCCCGAAGCCCGATTTGGCTTTGGCGGCACAGGACATCAACGCCTACACCCTGCAACTGGCCTATCATAACGAAGGTCTAGCCGAGGTAGAGCGGATTATCCGCCTCGCTGACGAGCCCAAAACCGTCAGGGAAAGCATGACTTCGGAAGAGCGGGCAACGTTCCTACAGGAACAGCGCCGGATGCTGTCCGAGGCCCTGCCGATCACCAATGACGCCAAGGGCTGGGAGAAATTCCAGACAGACGTGAGGTCAGTTGGCCGCAAGGTCGGCCTGACCGATGCTGAGATGGAGAAGATAGACGATCACCGAATGCTGGTGCTCGGCTATTGGGCCGCAAAGGGCATGGAAGCCGAACAGGCATCCAGGGTTGCCAAGCAAAAGGTGGTGTCAAAGCCCCCTGTTGCGACGCAGCCGCGCCGTCAGGCAGCCCCCCCGAAGTCTCAGGATTACGTGAAGCACATTCGCCGCGCCTCCGAAACCGGCTCTGTCGACGATGTCCTGGCCGCATACATGGCCCGGAAGCGTGGATAGGGCCTTTTCCCCTTATCTTCGGAGACTAAACAATGGCTGTCGTTAGCGGCACTTTCCGCACCGGCTCGGCCCTCGCCAATCGCGAGGAGCTTTCCGGTGAGGTGAACCTGATTGATCCTCAGGACACCCCCATCTATTCCATGATCAAGGGTCCGCGTTGCGTGTCCACTCATCCCGAGTGGTCAATCGAGACGATGGACGCCCCTGCCGACAACATTCAGGAGGAAGGTGCGGAGTATCAGTTTGATACCACCGATCCTGTCTCCCGCGTCGGCAACTACACGCAGATTTTCCAGAAAACCGGCATCGTTTCGGGCACGCAGGACGTGGTTGATAACGCCGGCAAGCTGGAGCAGTCCGCGCGCAAAAAGCTGATCAAGGGCGTGGAGATGCGTAAGGACGTGGAATTTTCCATCGTCAACAACGCTGCCTCCGTCGCTGGCAACATCCGCCGCTCTGGCGGCCTGCCGTCCTGGATCACGTCGAACGTCTCCCGCAACTCGGGCTCGAACGGCGGCTTTAGCTCCGGCACCGGCCTTACCGTCGCTGCCACCAACGGCACCCAGCGCGCCTTTACCAAGGCGCTCACGGATACCGTCATGCAGTCCGGCTACACCAACGGCGCGAACTTCAAGTATCTCGTGGTTTCGCCCTACGTGAAGTCGGTTTTCGTCACGTTCATGTCGGACACCAACGTTGCCGCCTACCGTTATTCGGCGGACAGCGGCAAGGGCAACTCGATCATCGCCAACGCGGACTTCTACGAAGGTCCGTTCGGCAAAGTCGCTGTTGTTCCTAACCGTGTCATGGCGTCGTCTGCCAGCCTTGCCCGCAATGCCTTCTTCATTGACCCGGCCTATCTCAAGTGGGCCTGGCTGAAGGGTCGCGGGATCATGGAGGACAGCGACGTTGCCAAGACCGGCGACGCCAACAAGTTCGTCCTGATTGGCGAGGGCACGCTTTGCCCGAAGAACGAGAAGGGCCTGGGCGTCGTTGCTGACCTCTACGGCCTGACTGCCAGCACCTGAGGAGAGACGCGATGAACTATCTTCCCTTTAACCACACCGCGTCTGCCACGCTGAATCGTAACACCCACTCCGAGGTGGTGAACACGATCAACGCGGCTGCTGGCCTCACCCTGACCCTGCCGGCTGCTTCCGGCTCGGGCGACACGTATCTGTTTTATGTCGGCACCACGGTCACGTCCAACGACGTGATCATCCGTGTTGCCAACGCGAGCGATACGATGTCGGGCCTTGCAATGCTGGCGCAGGACGCAGCTGACACCGCTGTTGTTTTCGAGACTGCGGCGTCTTCGGATACGATCACGCTCAACGGCTCGACCAAGGGCGGCATTGTCGGTGACAGCATCACCCTGACCGACGTGGCGGCCAACAAGTGGTCCGTCATGGTGTCCGGCTCGGCTACCGGTACTGAGGCGACGCCGTTCTCGGCTGCCGTTTCGTAACGGGGCTGACCACAACATCAGAGGGGGCGGGCTTCGGCTCGCCCCTTTCCTTTTGGGGATACCGAATGACCGAAGAACCCAAACGCCGGGGGCGTCCCCCGCGCGTGGCAACCGCTATTGCCGATTACACGATCCGCGTCCGCGTTATCCGCGACTTCTGGGTCGGTGAAGACCGCACCACCGCCGGCACTGTCCTCGACATGGACGTGATGGACGCGTTGCCCGGCATTGAGGCGGGTTCCCTCTCTTGGGTTCGCGATGCTGATTAAGGACGGCGACTGGACGCTCGTCACCTGGGACCCGAAGACCGGGAAACAGACGTGGCGACGCCATGAACCGGACGGGTCTGTGACGTTCCGCACTGACATGCCCGTAGATGACACGATTGAAGAGAACCAGATCGCCCGAAACGCTGCCTCTAACAACTGGCAGGGCGACTGGCATCGGGTTGCCTCCGTGCCGATGAACCTGTTCTTCTCGCAGCTTCAGGAAGCCCATACCGAGGGCGACGAGCGGTATATCTCCCGCTGGCTGAATGACAGCGACAACCGTGCTTTCCGAACCAAATCGGGGACTGTATGAGCGCAATCGCTGACTTCTCCGAACTTGTCCTTGCCGTTGGCGAGCACATCAACAGGACCGACCTCGTTGATGTCATGCCGCGCTTTGTCCGCATGGCGGAACTGAAGCTTGATCGGGAATTGCGCCTTCGCGATCAGGAGGCAAGCGACGACCTGACCACGGATGCGGACGGAGAAGTTGCCCTTCCGACCGACTTCCTTGAGGTGCGGTCGATCTACGTGACCGGAAGCCCGCCGATCATCATCCCGGCTCTTAGCGAAGACAATTCCATCATGGAATTTACCGCTGGCACGGCGCGCGGCTTCATCATCAATGGCGACACGCTCCGCATCCGCCCGGCTGCCGTGGCGACGGTACGCCTCAACTACTTCTCGTCCATCCCGGCGCTGGAAACCTCGACCAACCAGGTCAACTGGCTGCTGACGAAATACCCTGACATCTACCTTTACACGACGATCTTTGAAGCAGCGGTTTACACCGGCGACACGGATCGGGCTGGCGCTGCTGATGGGCTTGCAAAAGCCGCGATTGCCTCCGCCATGCGCTATTCCAAGATGTCGAAGCTTTCCCGCGCTCGGGTAAGGGTCGGAGGGCTCTGCCCATGAGCCTCCTTTCGATGTGCGCCGAAACGGCAATCCTCCTTAACCAACCCAGCGTCACGTCCGTTTACAGCAACCCCAACCGCTTTGAGCAGGAACTTCTGTTGCTCTGCGAAGAGACGGGCGAAGAGCTTGTGCGCCGCCATGATTGGGGCGAACTGGTCAGCACGCAGACCTACGCCACCACGCCGGGCACGCTCCCGGTTGACTATGAACGCCCGACCATGGGCTCCCCCGTCCGCCTTGGAACCACGCCCATCCGTGGCGCTCTTTCGGATGCCGAGATGAACCTGAAGCGCGGGGCTCCGTCTGGATCGCCCCCCCGGTATCTCATCCGGAAGCCAACCCTTGAAGTGGCCCCAGCGCCAGCGACCACTGTGACCTTGGAATATGTCTCCAATTATTGGGTCCGCTCGGCCACGGGGTCACTTCAGGCTGAGTTTCTGGAAGACACGGATTATTCCGTCATCCCCGAAGACATCATCGTTCTCGGCATGAAATGGCGCTGGCGTCGCCTCAAAGGCCGTCCGTTCGACGATGAACTGGCGGAATACGAAGCTGCTGTTGAATACCGGATGCAGGCAGACCGTTCCATGCGCGTCTCCCAGGTGGCCAAGTGAAATTCCCCGCCCGCATTTCCAAGCGGAAGACCAACGCGCAGGAGCCCCGGACCAAGACCGTGCAGATACAGCCCCCCGTCAAGGGCTGGAATACGGAGCAGTCTCTGGCCGAAATGGAGCCGGGTTATGCTCCCGTTCTCGACAACTGGTTTCCCGATCCTGATGGGGTCAGGCCGCGCTATGGATCGCTTGTCCACTCGACCGGGCTTGGCGATGATGTCGAAAGCCTCATGTCCTTTGTTTCCGGCACGACGCGGAAGCTATTCGGGGCCAGCGGGGCGAACATCTATGACGCATCGTCTTCCGGTGCAGTCGGTGCGGCAGTC